AATAGTAGCAGTAACTGCTTTCTTGTGACGATCTTGGATTGGCTCGAAAGAGGAGTGCTCGAGTACGGGACCCCACTTTTCCACCAGAGCTTGATAGTTTGACTGTGTCATTATTTCTATCTCCTTATGGTTATTGTTATCTGGATTTATTTATAAAACTATATTTTTCACTTCTTGGAGCTACGTGCGTCGAGTGCTTCAACTAGTGCGTTTACAGTTGAGTATTGCGAAGAAGGCTTTTTAGTTTCTTCTTCGGTAATGATTTCCCCATCATCGTATGTGCTCTCATTCAAAGAAGGCTTAGACTTCTTAAAGAATGATTCCTTCAGAGTTTCAAGATTTAAAGCGTAAGCATCAAGATCAGTAACATCTAGATTTTCAGAAAGCGTTCTTAGTCTTTCCTTTTGAGAAACTGTAAGACCTTCTGTCATTTCTTCAAAAACTTTTTCTCCTTCAAGAGCAATTACTGCTTTTGAAAGTTCGATATTTTCGTTGATTGTGCTGTTGATCTCGCCTCTGAGTTCAGCAATCTCTTCTTCAAGACTGGCAACGACATCAATTGTTTCTTCATCAACTTCGATGTTATGCTCCGTGAAGAGTTCCTTGAGACCTTCCATCAGAGACTCTGCCATTTCAACCTTGATACCGGTTTCAATAGCAACTTCGTTTTCCTGAAGCCACTCGTTGACTACATAATCGAGATATGAATCAAGATTTTCTACAATCTCTTCCATGCTTTCATCGATAGCTTCTTCGAGTTGCTTTTCAAACTGCTCTTCGAGTTCTTCTGCGATGACGTTTGCTTTAGCAGTTGCAGCTTCATTTACTGCAGCCTCGAATACCATAGTTGCCTTATTCTTGAAGTCTTCAGAAAGATCCATGCCTTCGAACATAGCAGCGATAGACTCGTCGACCGAAATTTCTTCTACAACTGCCTCTTCGTCCGTTTCAGCTTCTTCAGCAACTTTGCTCTGACCGGGAACTTCACCTGCAGCAACTGTATCGGCTTTTGGATCAGCCTTTTTGTTTAGGTCTGCTCTTTTCTTTTTGTGCTCGCCACCGGCTGGTGTTACAGTATCAGGAACTGTGGAAACACCGTCGTCAGCAACGAACTTTTCTTCTAGATCATTTGCCATGTGTTCTTCTCCTTTATTGTGGATTTCATATTATGGTTTATTTATAAAATTCTATCTTTGAAGGGTTTTTATAAAGTTTTCAAATAGACGAGCCGCATCTGACTCATCAATCGTACGAACTGTTTTCGTATATTTCTGCTTTACTTCTTTGACTGCTTCTTCAATAAACTCTTGAGCTCTCCAGGTACCAGAAGTAATATCGTAGTAGTATTCAGTGTTTTCCATGATGCCATTCACAAAACAGTTAGGACCACTAGGATCAGTAACAACATCAACAGTAGCTAGATGAAAATCGTCTTGCACTTCCATGATGCCTTCTTTTGTTGGCTTTACAGAACCAAGCCCACGCGTAGAAACGCCAACCTTTACACCTTCGTCGATAAACGTCTTTACAATGTTGCCCATCGGAGTACCAAGGATCTTTGCCTTGCCGACGAAGTTAGAACCATCGCGCTTCATTTCAGTAATAAGATGAGATACACGATCACCGTTGATCTGAGGACCGTCGGGATGACCGAGTTCGCCAAGAGCGCGCTTCGTCTGAATGAAGTCTTTGTTGTAGCGGTTCATTTCTTTTTCAAGAACCTGCGAAGGATAGATACGCCCGTTGCGGTTCTTTAGGTCGCCCTGCATGAAAATACCATGAATATAATAATTTTTATTTCCGTCTTCTGTAGATTCTTTTAGAATCTCACAATCGTCTTCAAAGACTTCAGTTATTAACTTCATGCTTTAGCCCTTTCTTTTTGTTGAGCATTCCTTTATTCCAACCAAGATTTGTGTACTCTTCTAAAAGATGTATTTTTATTTTTGTATTTATACCATCTTTGTTTATGAAACAAGTACCCTTACTTGCGGCTCCAAGTTTAGCTCTTTCTTGTTCTGATTTTTGTCTTCCTTTTTGGGCGGAAGATATTTTTTGAGAAAAGCCAACTGGTTTTCTTTTTCCTTTGTTGGATATTGATATTTTATTTGCTACGTGCTTTTTTTCTTCTTCGCTCATATTATTTCTATGGGCAATGTTAGTTTCACTGTTCTTTTTTATAGATTCTTCGGAGTGTCTTCTACCAGTATTAATTCTACTTTGGGTTTCACTCCTTTTAGATCTAAGTTCAAAAGCTAACTCTTTTCCATGTATTTCCTCATAAGTTTTTCCCTTTCTTTTGAACGAAAGAGATTCGGCAAGCGCTATTTTACACTCTTCGTATTGCCTAGAAGATAAATTGCGTTCCTTTTTTCTAATCATCGATCCCAACGCGGATAATATTTTGTGGTATTCAACAGTTTGTTTATTAACAAATTTTGTTAATAATTTATGAGCTACAAAATGTTCACGCCCAGTAAGAAAAACGCCATTCCAATTGTATGTATTAAGATTTGCATATTCAGAAAACAAGCATTTTGGTAATATATGATGTTTTTCGTAGTAAACACAATCATTTTTGGACCGCTTTTGCTTTTTAGCATTGTCAATTAGAGAAAAATATACGCGGGCGTACTTGTTTTCTTCAAACAAATTAGATTGTGTTATTATAGATTCATACATTTTTATATCGTTTATTTTTATTTATATTCTGGCGTCATAGTAGTTTTTAGACAACTCGCCACGTTCTTGAGTTTCGCCAGCTTTTCTAACTTTTATATAAGTTTCTTGGGTGTTTCCACCATTCGGAGGTGTAAAAGATCTGATACCCGCGGCAACAGTTCCATTGGCATCTGGATATGTGTCTGCTACAGTAGCAGCATTGTCATACTCCCATATCCCATTAGATCCTGGAACTGCCACCCAAGCCATTAAAGAGCTTCTCTCGCAAAGCCTACGATCTCGTCAAAGCCTGCTTTATCAGACATCATAGTATCCTGCATCTTTTTGCGGTTCTTTGCGTTTAGATCGTTGAACATTTGATTCAGTAGATCAGCGTCTTTCTTTGAGACTGTGATCGTTGCGCCGTCGTCAAGCTTGAGGCGGCCGGCCTTTACAGCTTCTTGAAGAGACTCACGAATCTTTTCCTGACCGTATTCGTCGTGCTGTACTGGTCGAGTTGTTGTCATATGTGTACGAGTAACTCCGCGCGCATCAGTATATTTTACTGGGCGCTTGACTGTAGAACGAGTTACTTCGTCAAGCTCAGTTTCTTCGTTCTTTTCCCAAGGAGCCTTCTTCACGGTGACCTTTTCCTTAGGCTGAACCTTCATACCCTGAATAGCTCTTGTGATTGCCTTTTTTGTAGGTGACGCTTCATCAAGCTCAACTTCTTCCTTCTGCATCTTAGCTTGCGCTTTGGCTTTACGTGTAACATATGCAGCTAAGCCCTCGCCAGGTCTTCTTAGAGGAATCCCGGCTTTTACTTTTGCATCCTGCTTGACCTTATGAGCAGAAAGAGATCGTTGTATTCTAGCATCATCACTTTCATCAAGCTCAACTTCTTCACCATACATATCCATATCCATCATACGATTTTCACCTTCCATGTAGGCATGAAGAGTTCTCATTTGTCCGTGAATATGAGCTAGTTTATTCTGGAACCATTCTTCAGGATCTATACAAGCTACTTCACAATCGCCTAGATATTCCATGATTTCTTCAGCTGCATATGCGATGTAGTGTAGTTGACGTTTCATCATTGGAATTTCTTCCCAAGCGTCTTCTGCCATGTTTGCTTTATCAGCAAGACGTCCAGAAGCGCCGGTGATACCTTGCATGCGGTTCTTAATCTTACGCTTTACATCTGAGCTTGACTTCTTCATTGAAGATGAAGCTTGAGCTGCAGCAACAGCGGCGTTTCCTGCCATGTTGCCAGCTGCCTTCTTGATGTAGCTGTGTAGAGTGTTTGGTGAAAGCTCGTCGAGTTGTTCGACTTCTTCATTCTGCATATCTCTCTTAGCTTTATTAAGAATAATCATCATAGCCTGCGTTGAAGTACCGGCCGGTGCCTTTTTACCAGTTAGTTTTTCATACTCATGGGCAAGGTCGCGAAAAGTTTTTTTGGCCTCGTCAAGTTCAACTTCTTCATTCTTTTTACGCTTGCTCATTGCCTTTGAAATTGCTTTACGACGAGCGTGAAGATACTTATCAGAAGAATCTACGTCTCCGTCGTTATCAATATCAGCATCTGCTTTGCCTACTGGATCAAGAGCCTCATAGACATCTTCATCATTTCCCTTTTCGTAGTCTGCACGGCGCTTAGGCATTTTTTTTGTGCTTCCTTTGAATGTTTCGTCGCCAGCGTGACCGTGTGGAAACTTTTCAATCTCGTGCTTTGCTTTGAAATGAATTTCATCTTCAGCTTTAGGCTGAGCTACCTCTGAGACGAGCTTTCTGAACGATTTCATTCTCGTGTACTCCCGATTTGATTATTAGTATTATTTTGACTATTTATAAGTAACGATTCCTCGGTATCCTGTTCAGGGCCCGGCGGTTCATCTTCCATTTCTTGCTCTTCAGCTTCACGCTCTTTTTTGATCTGTTTTTCCATTTCTTTCCATTCTTCATCAGTCATGAAAAGAACATTCTTGACAACCCATTCTCTCGAGAAGTATTTACCGATCTGTTCTTCGACTTCGCGAAGGGTCGACATCTTTTCGCGTAGGATCTCAGCACTCTTGAGTTCTTCGAAGTAATTATCCTTCATGAAGTCGTAACGAATTTTATTTTGAACTTCTTTCCATTCTTCAGGATCGAGAATACCCTTTAGAATGAGTTGCTTTTCAAGAAGAACATCGAAAAGTTGAGAAAAACGTGTACGAATACGGCGAATAAACTTACTAAACTTCAATTCATCTCTGCTGATCTCAGAAACTCTGCCAAATGTGTACATCGTTTCAGGTTCAAGTCTTGAGATCGGAACTCGAAGTGACTTATAAAGCTGCCTTTGAAAGTACTGAAGGTTTTCATCAGAACTGAGCGCCTGAGAATTACCGCCCGCGAGTAGATCGACTTCTGTGGATCTATCGCCACCGCGGCGGGGGAACCAAAAATCTTCAGTCATAGTCATGAACCGGCGCGAATCTGTAATGTCACCAGATGTAGAGTCATATCGAAGCTTATTCTTGTGACGAACCATCATGTCATGTAGATACTGCTCAGCCTTTGCCTTTGGGAGGTTACCAACATCAATATAAAAGATACGACGTTCTGGCGCTCTCGTGAGTGTATAGATTACTACCGCATCTTCAAGCATACGAAGTTGGTTCAATGGTTTGATTGCGGGATGCAGATGACCAAGGACCATAGAATTGTTTTCGTTGAGTATACCAGATGTAATGCGCGCAATAGAGTCCTTAGCAATACGATAACCCTGAGTAGTACCATCCATCTGAGAGCCCTTAGTGCTTCCGAAGCCCCCTTCAGAATACATATAATACTCAGACTTTACACGCTTTATAGGAATACCAGAATGAGGATCTTTTTCTCTTTTGTCGATTTCTTTTACGAGTCGAAGTTTTCTTGGATCGATATAACGAAGTTCGTAAATACCGTTCTTCAAATTTTCGTTATCAATCATGATATGATAATTCAGTCGACCATCTACATAGAAACGAGAAAAGATATCGTAGGCGTTGTTTGAAAAATCGAGAAGTGACAATACATTGTTAAACTCTTCTGTGATTTTTTCTTTTACTTTGTCTGGAAGTTCTGTGTCATCTAGTACAACTTCTACGACTTTTTCGTGAGAGTCGATACTAATTGCTTCATTCACAATTTCGTCTACAGCTTGAGTAATCTCAGTCTGCATGGCCATACTGCGATATTTGGTGACCAGCTCAGACTCAGTCTTTGCTGCACCTTCCATATCGAGCATCATACCATAGAAACCACCAAGCGCATTGGAGTTTCCTACTGTAATTGCACCCTCTTCGTTTGTGGGTTCGACGAAGGACATCGGCTGTTTGCTGATGTCCTGTTCGTCTTCAGGTCTTCGTATTTCAAATCCAAAAATGCGCATTATTTAGTTTGTCCTTAATTAAGTTGTAGAAATACCGGTGGAACCTTCGACTCTCCATAGATCGTACTGGAATGTTACACCGAATTCTTCGATAGTATCAGTTGTAGCCCATGCCATAGGAATTGGTTCTACTGATATTGGATGAATACCTTCGAAGACATAAGTACGAAGCGGATTTCCATTTTTACTGTATTGTGTAATCAAGCCTGTAGACTTATAGTCCTGTGGCAGAGCCCTGGTATTACTATCGTGGCTGTTGATAGCATTCATCCAAGCTTCCATAGCATTGCGAACTAAGAAGTCTTCATCGTTGATTACAGTTACAGGCCAATCTTCAAAGGTTCTGTCTCCAGCATATTTTACAATCCTGCCGAAGTAAGGAATTGGAATAGTTCCAACTGTAGAACCAGGAAGCGCAGCAGTTGAGATCATGAATGGTGCTTTCAGATCTGCAGCAGGTTCAATCGGGTTTGTGATTTGAACTTGGAAGAGCGTGGGGCGAGCACCGCCGCCCACTAGCTCTGACTTAAATTGATTGATATTGAAAGACATTGCCGTTCTCCTTTTATCTATTTATTAGGTGATTTGACCGACAATTTCATCAAACTCGACACCAGTTCTTGTAGCAACGAACGTTAATTCGATGATATTGATACTACGTGCA